GCAGTTCAAGGAATACTTAATAGTACAATAACTCAAGGTTTTGAAGCATTAGGAGAAACGATTGGTAATTTAGTACTTACAGGTAAATTAGATTTTTCTTCATTAGGTAATATTTTAGCTGATGCTTTAATTCAAATTGGAAAGGCATTGATTATGTATTCAGCTTTAGTAAAAGCAGCAAAAGACGCATTAGAAAAAGGACAGTTTAAAGCTGGATTAGTAATTGGTGTTTTAGCAATAGCGGCAGGTGTTGCATTGAAAGGGTCTTTAAATAAAAAGAAAGACACAGCTAGTCCTAAGGCATTTGCAGATGGTGGTATTATTAGTGGCCCTACAATGGGATTAATGGGTGAATACCCTGGTGCTAAATCAAACCCTGAGGTAGTTGCCCCATTAGATAAATTAAAAGGTCTTATAGGAGGCGGTACTTTAACTACTAAGATAAGTGGTAATGATTTATATATAATTATGAATAAAGCTTCTCAAAATAGAAATACAATATTTTAATGGCATACGGAGAGAAATATAGACTGATATTTGATTCGATATTCTCGAAATCAAAACAAAATAACTCAAGTAGTACAACTACTGTATTTAAGGCATCTATATTTCAAAATGGATATACTGGCAGCATTAATGATATGGTATCTAATGCTAGTCCTGTTTTAATAGAAACAGATAGAACATCTGAGATTGGTTATAGGCCAATTATAGCAACTAAGGCAACATTCACAATGATTGTTGATTCTACCTTTGATGTAAGCCAATTTTTAACTTGTAATGGTACTGATTTTTATTTGCTTGTAAAGAAGGGAATAAGGACTGATACGTACATTTCAGGAACTTATAATAGTTCTACCTACTCCTGGGATGAAGATGTCTACAAAGGCTTCTATTTGCCCATTACGGAGGTTTCTATACCTGATATATCCCCTTATGAATTTTCATTATCATTCTCTGATGGTTTTCACTTCCTTAAAAACGATGTTTACTACCAGGGAACTTCTGAACAATTTCTAGGATTCAGAGCAGCAGATAGAATTACATTACACGATTTAATGACTCAATGTCTAAGTGCTACAAATATGGACTTACCATTTGCTACTTCATTTTTATTTGAGAATGCAGATATAAGCCATACAGGATCAAGAAGACAATTAGAAAGCATATACATATATAAAAATTCTCTACTAAAAGATGCAGGTTCATACTTTACTTATTATGAAATATTAGAATATATAATGGTTCGTTTTGGTATGGTTTGTTATCAAAATGATGGGAAATGGTATTTAATGGATTATATGGAATTATGCAATGGTTCTAGTAATCCAAGGATAACAAGTTACAATTCAAGTGGAGTATATCAATCTACACCTACTTCGGTTGTATTTGATACTATTACAGTTAATGGAGATACTTTTAAGCAATCAGGTCAAAGCCAACTTAACAGACTAGGATTACCTAAGAAAAGCATTACATTTAAAACAGACTTAAAGAAATTTATTAGAACTGGGGTAAGAAATGATGAGTTTCAAGCTTGGAGTTCTTCAACAGTTATGTATAATTGGGTGACCTTTGGAGGTGGTTCAATAATAGAACAATTTACGCTTAGTACAGGAAGATATGCTGCAAAGATTTTAGGAGCAGCAAGTGTTACAAAGTATATAAAGAGTAATGATATAACGGTTAAGGTTGGAGATACTATAACAATAGATTGGTTACAAAACTATGTTTATAGTGGTACAAATACAGATGTTGCCATATTCTTACAAGGTGATAATGCTGTCTCTTATTTCTTACAAAATGATAACACATTTTCAGTAGCTGTAAATACCTTTAATGCTTATGACTCAATAACTGCTGGAATAGATATAGCCTTAAAAATACCTGTTTCAGGTAAACTCTCAGCTAGAATTTATGAAGGTAATGGTATTGGGCAAGATAGTTATTTTGATTACTTTAAGCTTCAGGTTTATGGAGGTTCAGATAGCGGAACTGATCCAGCTGGTATTAACAATATAAATGCACTAGTAGAAAAAAGCACTTCTGATGCTAGTTTTACTTCAGGCAATATAGACTATGATAATAATTTTTATAATTATGACAATACTGTAATGCCTTATGATTACATAAATACTCAACAAAACGCGGCATCGAATATTACTTCATTTATATCATATATGTCAGATGAATATATGAATGTCTTAAATGATGTTTGGTATTATGATAATTCTGAAGGAGCCAACTATCTATATCTTTGGGTTATAAATAATGGCTCAAAGAATATAATGCAAAACTTTATAGTGATAGAAGGTTCGTTTGTAACATTATTAAATCCATTCAATAAATATTTTAGTTATACTATGATTAGTGTAGGAACTAAAGAATACATCTGTATGGATTTTAAGTGGGATTTAAAGCAATCTGAAATAGATGCTAATCTTTATTCTATAAACCTAATAACAACATCACCAACAACAAGCCCTATTAAATATCTAAATTATAATACATAATGGCATCAGTAATTAACGGAACTAATATAATTTTATATTATTATAATCCTGACACAAATTTAAGCACACCTTTTGGCTCTGCTACTAGTTGTAGTTTTAATACTAGTGTAGATCAATTAGAAATTACTACAAGTGACTCAGGTGGTTTTAGAGAGTTTAAAAATGCTCAAACAAGTTGGGATTTATCTTGTGATGGATTAATGTGTTTAAACAATGATTATAGTTATCTTCTTTTACAACAATTGCAATTAACAAAAGCTCCTATCATTATTAAGTTTAGCATAGATAATGATAATGGTGACGGTAGTGGTGATTTAGGCTTATCTGTATTTACAGGTTCAGCTAATATTACTAATATTTCATTATCAGGCCCTATGGAAAATAGTTCTAGTTATTCGATATCTTTGCAAGGAACTGGAGAATATGTGATAAGTGGAACAGTACCAACTCCTGGTGGAACAGTAATAACAGCAGGTGGACAAGTTTATATGAAGCAATATACGGCAGCAGGTGGAGAGAACTCTATCACTTGGACTGATATGATAGGAAAGCTTTGTCTAGGGTTTACAAGAGGTGGTGTAGAAGTAAGGGAGATATACTCAAGTGGAATACCTACAGGAGACCAAATAGTCTTCTTAAGTGCAACAGGAGAGGTTAAGTTTGGTAGAGCATTAGAAAGTGATGAATTTATAAGAGGAATATTTCAATAATTAATATGAGTCAACAGATACAAATAACAGGTGGTGCAAAAGTAAGAGATTTACAAGATGTAATCATTGGAACAAGTGGTGTATTAAGTTCATTAGCTTTTAATGTGGCTAATGGAGTTCCTAAGTTAGATTCTAGTGGAAAGATATTAGTATCTCAATTACCTAACTCTGTAATGGAGTATCTAGGAACTTGGAATGCAAATACAAATACTCCTACTTTGGTAAACGGAATAGGTAATGCTGGAGATGTTTATTTATGTAATGTAGCAGGAACAACAAACTTTGGTGCTGGTCCTATATCTTTCTTTGTAGGAGACCAAGTTATTTATAGTGGTAGTATATGGCAAAGAGCAAGTGGTGCGACAGGAACAGTTACAAGTGTAGCAGTTACTGAAACAGGAGATTCATTAAATATTACAGGTTCTCCTATTACAACAAGTGGAACAATAAACATAGGTTTTAATGGAACAAATCTTCAGTACATAAACGGAGCAGGTGATTTAACTACATTCCCTTCTTTGACTGGGTTTGTGCCTTATACTGGTGCAAGTGCTGATGTTAACTTAGGATTATTTGATTTAAAAACTGCTAAACTTTGGTTGTATGATGTACCAAATGCAGGGTATGGTTCATTAGAATTAACTGATGGAGTATTACATTTTGAAGATGTAGATGGTCATTCAATGGTTACAATGGAAGATGGTTATTTAACTATTGCTAATGCTTCAACGATTAGGGCTTTATTAAATGTATCTGGGTTAAGTGCAAATAGAGATTATGCTTTCCCTAATGCTTCAGGTACTTTAGCTTTAACAAGTGATATAGGAATTACAACTTTAAACACTTTAACTGCAAGTACTCAAACATTTGCAACAGGAACAAGTGGAACTGACTTTAATATTTCTAGTTCAACTGCTACGCATACTTTTAATATTCCTGATGCTAGTGCAACTGCAAGAGGATTGATTACAACAGGAACACAAACAATTGCAGGTGCAAAGACATTTACGGATATTGTCAATAGTGATTCAGGAATATTATTAAAAAATGGTGTAATACCTAATGCTACATCAAGTTATGTTGGGTTGGGCAGTAATGGAGCAGGAATTACAATTACAACAAAGCCAAGTGCTACTGTTTATAATAATAATTTTTATTTTCCAGCAAGTAGTAATACTTATACATTCCCTTCTGCAACAGGTACAATAGCTTTAACAAGCAATCTAAGTTCTTATGTACCTACTTCAAGACAATTAACTATAAATGGTACTGCTTATGATTTAAGTGCTGATAGAACTTGGAGTGTGGGAACAGTTACATCGGTAGCTGCTTTAACATTAGGAACAACAGGAACGGATTTATCAAGTACAGTTGCAACAGGAACTACAACTCCTGTAATTACTTTAAATGTACCTACGGCTAGTGCTACAAATAGAGGAGCATTAAGTTCAACTGATTGGAGTACATTTAATGGCAAAGAAAGTGCTTTAACATTTTCTAGCCCTTTAGTTAGAACTACAAATACAATATCTATTCCTGCTGCTACGACTTCAGTTAATGGATATTTAACTTCTACTGATTGGACAACGTTTAATTCTAAGGCTAATGCTTTAAGTGGAACAATAAACACAATAGCTTATTGGAATAGTTCAACAACAATATCAAGTTTGGCATTAGCAACTTATCCTTCATTAACTGAATTAAGTTATGTAAAAGGTGTTACAAGTGCTATTCAAACTCAATTAGGAACTAAAATACCATATACAGGAACAGGTATTTCGGTATATGGATTATCGGCTATTGGTGAATATGATGGTGGTTCTCAAATCCCTGCTGGTTATGGTGGGAACTATGCTCTTACTTTAGGTAATGGTGCAATAGGTAATGGATTAAGTTTATATACAACTGGTTATATAGATGCTGGTGCAATAAGAACTGCTGGATATTCAAGAGTAACAAATGCAACGGCTTCAACTTCTACAACAACAGGTGCTTTTGTAGTAACAGGTGGGGTAGGAATAGGTGGTGCATTATATGGTACAACTATTAATTTATCAAGTAGTATAACTTCTACTTCTTTTATTAAGAGTGGTGCTACATCAAGTGATTTCTTAAAAGGTGATGGTTCTATTGATTCAAATACTTATGTAAGTAGTTCTGCATTGGCAGGGTATCTCCCATTAACAGGAGGAACTTTATCAGGTTCTTTGCAAGTGGGTTCTCCTAGTGCAACGGCAACGGCAAACTTAGCAGTTACAAAAACTATTACAGGTGGAACGGCAGCAAGAGGTATATTAAGTGATGGTGTTATTCAAAGTGATGTAACAAGTAGTGCTTATTATTATCAATCTAAGGCTTATACGGCAGCAGGTTCATATACAATAGCATTGTTATCACATTATAGAGCAGAAAAATCTAGTATAGGTGCTAGTTCGGTAGTAACAACACAAATAGGATTTAATGCAGATAACTCATTAGGTACAACAACAGGTGGATATGCAAATACTAACTATGGATTTTATGGTAATTTAAGTACAAGTGGTTCATCTACAAACTATAATGTTTATATGGCTGGTACTGCCTATAACTATTTTCAAGGTATTACAGGGATAGGAGCAACTCCAAGTGGTAGTTATACATTAGATGTTACAGGTACAGGAAGGTTTACGAGTACTTTAAGTGTTGCATCAAGTGCATTTGCAGGAACTATTGATTTTGGTACAGGTATTTATAAAGGTATAATGGATTATACTTCAGTTTCAGGTTTATGGAAACTTAATAACCAAAGTGCAGGTGGCGGTACTACTGATTATTACCAATTTCAAGCAGATGGAACTGCAATACTGACAATGAAAAAATCAGGTGCTGCTACATTCTCTAGTAGTGTAACGGCAACTTCATTTTCAAATGCAGGTTTACAAGCAACAGAAGTATTTAATGCAACAAAAAGCAACGCAGGATATTATGTAGGTTATTTCCAAAACACATCTGCAACAGGATTAGGTTTATATATTCGTAATGGATTAGATACTAATCCATCAATAAGAATAAGCAATGCATCAGGTACGGCAAATACTATTGAATTATTTGGTTCAGGAGCAGCTACATTCTCTAGTACAGTTCAAACAGGTGGGAATGTTGGTATTAATATAGCACCAAGTGTATATTACTCTTTATTAGTAAAAGGTGCTGCAACAACTTCTGCTTCTTATGGTGGATATATTTCAGCAGGTACTAATTCAAGTGATACATCATTTGTTGTAGAGCCATATTCTGGTGCATCAACTTATTTTAAAATAAGGGGAGATGGTAATGTAGGTATAAATACAACTACAATGCCATCTAAATTAACAGTTAATGGTACATTTCGTTCTCAATTATCTGATGCTAATGATATTTGTTTATCAGTTAATCCTACATCAAGTGGTGTTTATGTAAGTGCAACTTATAATACAACAGGTACTTATCAGCCTATGATATTTGAAGTTAGTGGAAGCGAAAGAATGCGTATTACAAGTGGGGGTGCTGTATGTATTAATACAACTGCTCCTATCGCTGCTGGTAGATTTAATATTGTTGATGATTGTAATTCTACAACTCCAATAGAAATTAAAGACACTGCTGCAAGTAATAGCGGTGCTTATATGATTCGCTTTGTAAATAATTCAAATGTAGTTTGTGGAAGCATTGCACATCAATCTTCAACTACTACTCAATACAATACATCTTCTGATTATAGACTTAAAAATGATTTAAAGGATTATAATGGGTTAGATTTGGTTTCTAAAGTAAAAACTTATGATTTTGAATGGATTGAAGATAATAGTAGAATGTATGGTGTTTTAGCACATGAATTATATGAGGTATTGCCTTATGCAGTTAATGGAGAAAAAGATGGTGAACAAATGCAAGGGGTTGATTATTCTAAATTAGTACCAATTTTAGTAAAAGCTATTCAAGAACAACAAGCTACCATAACATCATTACAAGATAGATTAGATAAACTAGAAAATAAATAAAATGAAAGTAATAAAATCAGTTCCTATGTGGAATAATGGTAAGTCCATTGAAGCCACTTTATTAAATGCTTGTGCAATAAACGTATCTCTAGGTGAATACGCATCTTTTTGGTGGAGTATCTTAGACGCAGACTTTAATCAACTTCAACAAGGTAACGTTACTATGAATGGTGATGAATACACTAAATGGGGAAGTAATGATTCTTATGCTTGGGAATTTGTAGCTAAAAGTTTAAACTTAACTATTGTAGGGGATTATGTTCCTCCTGTGGTTGAGACTCCAATAGTAGAAACTCCTAGTGAAGAAATTATATCAGAATAACTTATATTTGTAAAAAATCAATATTATGATACAATTATCAGAAGAGAATTTAAAAGCATTAGAGGTTTATTTAATTGAGGTTCCATTTAAGTACGCGAATCCAATTTTACAACTATTGTCTAAACTTAATCAGGAGCAGAATCCACAAGCTCCTGAAGCAGAAGTTGTGGAAGGATAATGAAGTTCCTTAAAGACAACATCTTGTTTATAGCCGTAATACTACTTGTGTTATGGCTATATTTTTTGCTTAAACCTAAGGAAGATAAGGTTGACTTTAGTAATATTAAGTTTACCAAAATACTAACGATTCACGATACTACGTACAAGAAAACATATATTAGTACGTACAAGAAAGGAAATGATATACCATTCTATATCATTGATTCAGTACAGATTCCTGTACACGATACTTTATACGTATTAAACGATTATATGCGTATTAAAGTCTATTCAGATACTATTAAAAAAGATTCTAATATCTTTGTAGTGAATGATACTATCAGCCAAAATAGGATTATTTCAAGAGGTTTTAAAGCCAATTTAACCGAAAAAACCATAATTAAGAGAGAGTACTACGCTAGTAAACTGACTAATACCCTTTATTGGGGCATTAGAGGCTCATACAGCCCACTTAATGGCTTGGAAGTACTAAGTCCTTCCTTGATGCTAGGTGTCAAAAATAAGGCTCTAATAGGCCTTAGCGTAGATATTAACAAAAATTATAATATTGGATACTCTGGTAGTATCTACTTTAAAATAGGTAAATAATGAATTTCTTTAGAAAGATGGTTTCAGAAGACAAAGAGGTTTCCTCTAAAAGAGTAGCAGGAATCTTCGCATTAGTAAATGGGGTAGTTTTAGCTTACCTATCTGTAAAATATGATATTAAAGAATGGTCTTTTAATGGCCTTCTTACTTTCTCAGGTGTCGCACTTGGTCTAACAACAATTAATCAAATCTTTGAAAAAAAATCTAATGCATAATATTTACAATTCTACTGAATTAACTTCAGTTGGTATGGCTTCTACAGCTATATCTTGGCTATCTTTTATGGATGTTTTAAAGGTTGGTTCTTTTACTCAATTAGCAGTTAACATTTTATCCATAATATGGTTGTCATTACAAATATATAACTTCGTCAAAACGAAAGTTATAAAACGTAAAAAATGAAACTAACAGCCCACTTTGACTTATCAGAGTTTACTAGAAGCGAATCAGCCAAAAGAGAAGGGCTTGATAATACTCCCACATCAGAACATTTAGAAAACATAAAGATACTTTGTGAAAAAGTACTTGAGCCGATTAGAATGAGATTCGGCTCAATCAATATCTCTAGTGGATATAGAGGAAAATTGTTAAACCATTATATTGGGGGAGCAGTTAATTCAGATCATTGCGTTGGCCGTGCAGCTGACATAGATATGGATGATGTAGGCACAGGTGTAACAAACACAGAGATATTCAATTATATAAAAGATAATTTAGACTACGACCAGTTAATTTGGGAGTTTGGAACTAAAGAAAAACCTGATTGGGTGCACGTAGGATATAGATTAAACGCAAATAGAAAACAAACCCTGAGAGCAACCAAAGTAAGTGGCAAGAGCCATTACGCACCATACTAACCAAAACCAACCAATATGTCGAAAAGTAAAAATGTCCTAGTAATAGGCGATACACATTTCCCATTTTGTCACCCAAAGTATTTAGACTTTTGTACTGAAGTCGGTAACAAGTTCCAATGTTCTGAAATCATTCACATCGGTGATGAAGTAGATAACCACGCTATCTCATTTCACGAGCATAACCCTAATGGGGAGTCAGCTTCTAAAGAGGCAATTATGGCTATGCAGCAATTAAACATTTGGTACAAGAGATTCCCTAATGTAAAAGTATGTATCGGTAACCACTCAGCCCTTCATAAAAGAAAGGCTATAGCGAACGGATTACCTGAACGTTTTATTAAATCCTATGAAGATGCTTGGGAAGCTCCTAAAGGCTGGAAATGGAGCTTAGAATGGGAAATAGATGGTGTTCTATATACTCACGGCACAGGATCATCAGGACAAGCAGGTGCAATCAATAGAGCAAGAGATGCTCGTCAATCAACAGTCATTGGTCACATCCACTCTTTCGGTGGTGTGCTTTATAGTAGCTCAGATAAGGATATGATATTCGGTATGAATGTCGGTTGTGGTATAGATATTAACGCTTACGCAATGGAGTATTCACGACCTTTCCCCAAACGACCAACATTAGGCTGTGGGGTTGTTTTAGATAACGGAAGAATTGCTATATTCGTACCAATGCCACTAGGCAGCAAAATAATCAGGTTACCAAGAAAGTAACAATTAACAAAGGCTAATTTAAGATTTAACAAATAAGTGTGTATTTCATTGATAATCAATGGTGTATGCACTTTTTATTTCTATAATAATTAAAACGTAAATTTGTATGAGTGAACAAGAAAGAGACGAAACACTTAAAGCACTTAAAATTGAGCAAAAGATTTTAGAAGATAGGCTTAAGAATATTGCTATGAAGATGAGATTAATTATTTATAAAGAAAGTGCAAAAGATGTTACTGCAAATAGAACAGCTTACGGAAGACGATAGCTACGAATTTGGTGATGGAACTGAAGCGAGTGATGCTTGGATCAACATCTACCTAGTTGAATCTGTAACAGATGATGACGAGGATAAAGAAAAGTGCTATGTGTATATGCAATCCCAAGACTTCTTCTATATTAATGAGAGCTCGGACTCTTTTATCAAGAGATATCAAGAGGCCTTATTCGGAACCGTTATAACAAGGTTCTACGACAAAACAAATAGGCAGACATAAGAAGCTCTCTCATAGTTGGTGGTTTTTGGTTTCACCCTCAGGTAAAAACTGGGGGTGTTTTATTATAAAAAAGCCCCTCGTAGAAACGAGAGGCTTACCTTTATTTCAAAAAAAACACACAAACTACTTTTTCTTATACTCTTGCATTGCGTAAGTTAACATACCAACCAAGGTTAACACATATAAGCTTCTGGTAACCCAATGCCATATAAGTGGATTAAACTCATTAACTATAAAAGCAAATGGTAAATAAACACCTACAAACAAAACTAATAAATTAATTATAATTTCCTTGATATTTGTTTTCATAAGAATAAGTTAAAATGGCAAGTCCTTTTTTGGCTTACCGTCAGCTACCCAAGTGTCTAGCTCGATGTAGAAACCTGCCTCACCTGGTTTAGCATCCTTTTTGTTTTTAATAAGAATGTTAGCCCAACCATTATTAGTTGCTGCAAAGTCATTCATTTTCTTTAAATCATCAGGGCCGAAAGATACTTTCTTAAACTCCCCAAATGCTGTCTTCATTGTGAAAGACCTTCCTAGGAAAATCTTCTCTTTAGTTACTGCCATTGTTTTTTGTTTTATTTATTAAATACTATTGC